TGATATACAATGAGTGGTTTCGTGATGAGAATCTTCAGACTCCTCAGTCTGTTCCTGTTGGCGATGATGTTACTGTTGGTTCTAATGATTCTTCCGGTCTTTTTCAGGCCGTGAGAGGTGGTTATCCTTTGAAGGCCGGTAAGTTTAGAGATTACTTTACTTCTTGTTTACCTTCTCCTCAGAAGGGTCCTGATGTATTATTACCATTAGGTATTCAGGCTCCTGTGTATGGTGGTAATACTGCTAATTTAGTTAGTTATCATGATAGGCCTGAGTGGTCTCTTGATTCTAATGGTAAGCCATCTTCTTTGATGTTTAGGCATGCTAATGATGGTTCTTCTATCATCGGCGATTATGCTGCTAAGCTTCATAATTCTTCTTTTACTTATGCTGGTAGCAATAGTGGCGATGGTGTTGATATTTATCCTTCTAATTTGTGGACGGATCTTACACAGGCCACTGCGGCGACCATCAATCAGCTTCGCTTGGCTTTTCAGATTCAGAGGATATATGAGAAAGATGCCCGAGGTGGTACGAGGTATATTGAGATTTTGTCTAATCACTTTGGCGTTACTTCTCCTGATAGTAGGCTCCAGCGTCCTGAGTACCTTGGCGGAAATCGTATGTTAATTAATGTTAATCAGGTCGTTCAGAATTCTGAATCGGCGACGACTCCGCAGGGTACTACTACTGCATATTCTTTGACCGTTGACACTCATTCGGATTTTACGCAGTCATTCGTTGAACATGGATTTTTGATCGGTCTTTGTGTGGCTCGTTATGATCATACGTATCAGTACGGTATTGAACGTTTCTTTAGCCGTAAAAATCGCTTTGATTATTATTGGCCGTCCCTTGCCAATATTGGTGAACAGCCTGTGTATAATCGTGAAATATATGCGCAGGGTACTTCCGTTGATGATGGTGTTTTTGGTTATCAGGAAGCTTGGGCGGATTATCGTTATAAACCTAATCGGGTATGTGCTGAAATGCGTTCTTCTTCGAAAAAATCTCTTGATGCTTGGAACTTGGCTGACGATTATGCTGATCTTCCTAAGCTCTCTCCTGAGTGGATTGTTGAGGATAAGACTAATGTAGATCGTGCTTTGGCTGTTACTTCCAAGGTTGCTAATCAGTTTTTCGGTGATTTTTATATCAAAAATCTGTGTACTCGTCCTATGCCTGTATTTAGTATACCAGGTTTAATAGATCATCATTAAAATTTTTAAATTTATTTTGATTTATTTCTTGACATTTTGATTTATTTAGTGTATAATTAAATTATCAAATGAAAGGAGAATTGAAATAATGAAAAAAAGATCTGTTGAAGGTTATGAGATTGGTAGTTACTTTATTTCCTTTTTTACGAACGAAGGAGAAGTTATTGTTCCTTTCAATAGATTTCAGTTGGATTGTATTTCTGCTGAAATTAAGGATTATGGTTATAGCCCTTCTCTTTTAAATGTAATACATGAGGTAGAGTATGAATATCAAATTTAAAGTTTTTGGAGAGCATGGTTTTTATACGAATGTTGTTTTGAATCCGTCTGATCCGTGTATGTCATATGGTACTTATCGGCGTCTGATCCGTGAGAATAATGGTTTAATTCCGTTAATTTATGATCCGTCTTGTCTTTTGCGGACTAATCCTTATATTCTTGATACTCCCGATGTATATTTGCCTTATGCTTGTTCTCTTTAGGCTTTTGAGGTATTTTGATGAATAATGATTTGTTTTTTGAATTTCTTAATGAGGTTCAGCAGGAGATGGAAGACTCCATCTCCTGCCGTTACTATACTTTTGAAGGTTTTCACATTAGTTTGGATGTTGGTGACGTTTGCGCTTGGTTTAACGCCTATATGCCTCTTTTTTTTGAGCGTCATGGCCTTGACCCTGCTGCTGCTCCTACTATGAAGTAATTTTCTCCTTATAAGCTGCCTTGGCATAAGCAGAGCGATGCCCTTGCCAAGGCTCTATTTTCACTTTTAAGAGGTATTATTATGGCTATGTATGATGATTTACTTAATTCTATAAAAGAATCGTCTGCGGCTAACACAGCGCAGTCTCAGGCTTTCGCACGTGAGGAGATGGCTTTTAATGCTGAACAGGCCGCTCTTACCCGTTCTTGGCAAGAGAATATGTCCAATACGGCTCATCAAAGAGAAGTTAAAGATTTGATCGCCGCCGGTCTTAACCCTATTTTATCTACCGGTGGACAAGGAGCGGCTACTCCTTCCGGTGCTACTGCTACCGGTAAATCTGGCAAAGTTGATGAGTCTTACTCTTCTGCTATAGCTGGTTATCTCCAGTCTCTTATTGCTTCTGCTACACAGATTAATGCCGCTCAGATTAGTGCTAATGCTATGCTTGGTTCTGCTTCTATGAGCGCTTCTGCTTCCCGGTATAGTGCAGATCGTAGCTCCGCCGCTTCTATTTTAGGTTCAACGCTTTCGAGTAGTGCTTCCCGGTATGCTTCTAATAAGTCTTATGCAAGTAAGCGTGACTTTCCTTCAAGTCCTTTCTCCTTGCTTGGTTCAGTATATCAAGGTTATCAGAAGTATATTGGTCAACCTTTTGCGAACTTTATTAGTTCTTTATTTAAAAAGTAATGTACACTGTCCTATAAATAGGACAGTGCATCAGTCAGCCCAATTACCCTCTTGATGTAATTGGGCTGACTGACACCTTTTTGAAAAAAAGTAGTCTGACGTTGTATTTATTTTAGAATAATATTAAAATATTTATTGAATTTAAAACACTTATTAAACGTTCATAGTGTATGTTATTAATATGAATTTTGCCGTTTTTTCCGGCTATGAGGTATATTATGGATTATCTTGTTAGTTTGTATGATGTTTATAAAGATGATTATGTAACTTTTCACTTTTATAGTGATTATGACGTTGCTTCTGATGATTTTTATGTAGACCTTGATGAGGCCGCATCTGATCGCGGTATAGATTTTTATCTTGTTGAAGAAGTTTTCGAAGGTTTTTAAAATGTGCAAACATCCTTTAAAAGGTTTTCCTATAGGTATTTGGCCTGATTCTGGTAAACCTAAATATAAGATTGTTTCATATAGTACTGATTTTGTTCGCTTTGATGGTGATCATTGGCATGCTCTGCAAGGTGTTCCTTTCGGTGATTACGTGTCTGATTTTATTGAAATTCCTTGCGGACAGTGTATTGAATGTCGTTTACAGTATGCCCGTGACTGGGCTAATCGTTGTATGCTTGAAGCTCAGTATCATGATGAGAATTGGTTTTTAACATTGACTTATGATGATGACCATCTTCCTGATCGGCATGAACTTGTAAATTGTGAGACTGGAGAAATAGTCCCCTCTCCTATTGTATCGCTCAATAAGGATGAACTTTCTTCTTTTATGAAGCGTCTTCGCAAAAATACAGGTCAGAAGATTCGGTTTTTTGGCTGTGGCGAGTATGGTGATGAGACTCATCGTCCGCATTATCATGTTATTATCTTTGGTCTTCATCTTAATGATCTTAAGATATATAAAACTAATTTTCGCGGAGAGATCTTATATAACTCTCCTACTATTGATAAGGCTTGGCAGCAGCGTGGTCATGCTGTTCTTGCCGAGTGTTCATGGGATACTTGTTGCTATGTGGCTCGTTATGTTACTAAAAAGCTTAAAGGTAAGTCTTCTGAGATATATGAGGACTTAGGTATATATCCTCCTTTTGTTCGTATGTCTCGTGATCCCGGTATTGCTCGTTATTATTACGATGATAATAAGGATAAGATATATGATTATGATAAGATTTTATTGTCAACTTCTGTTGGTGGTAGATCTTTTAAGCCACCAAGGTATTATGATAGATTGTATGACGTAGAGTATCCTTCCGATATGGCTGCTATAAAATTAAATAGGCAGTTTGTCGCAGAGAAGGTTAAAACTAATAAGTTAAAAAGAACAGATCTTAGTTATCTGGAAATGTTGGCCATAGAGGAGGATACTCTTATTAATCGTCTTGGCCATCTTAAAGAAAGGAGTAAAGTATGAGGCGTAAAAGAATGAGGCGTCGCAAGGATAAAAGAGTTTTTTCTCGCACGGCTGGTAAGACCAAGCAAATTAATGTTAAACCCGGAGAATGGAGAGGAGGCATAAGATTATGAAATATGGTTTATATACTATGAAAGATGAGAAAGTGGGTTATCTTCAGGTTACTCAGGATGTTAATGATTATACAGCTGTTAGGAATTTTACCCATGCTATAACGGCCGAAGGCTCTTTATTTAATGCTAATAAGAGTGATTTTAAGCTTTATAAGCTTGGTGAGTTTGATTCTGCTACCGGCGAGATAGTTCTTTTTCCTACTGTTGAGCTTCTTTGTGATGGAGGTAGTTTATAATGGATTATCGTACCCAATTTGATTCTCATCAAAGGTTTATATGTGAGTCTGGATGTGAAGAATATGAAGTATATACCGTTGATGATAATGGCCTTCCCGTTGTTTCTGGTGTTAATAACAGATATGATGAGATTCAGTCTCATAGAGAGTCCGTAGAGCTTTCTGTCCTCTTACAGCGCTATGCTCAAGGTGATGAAACTGCTCTTAATAAGGTTCAAGGTGTATATGAGGATATTGTTGATTCTCCTAAGACTCTTGCTGATATTTATGAGTATGTTAAAGACGCTGAGAATAGTTTTAATAACTTACCCCCCGGACTCAGAGATCTTTTCAATGATTCCCCTGTTGAATTCTGGCGGCAAGCCGGAACGCCTGAATTTCTTGAGAAGTTTGATAAGTTTACTGCTGCCGAAGGATCTAAGAAAAAGGCAGCTAATAGCTCTAATAATAGCGGCAGTAATAACGATGGTAATTCGTCTGGTGGAAATGGAGGTACTTTAAATGAATAGGAATCAGAATTCACATTTTTCTAAAAATCCGCAAGTTGATATACAGCGTTCGAGGTTTGATCGTTCGCATAGTGTTAAGCTTTCCGGAAATGTTGGTGACCTCATTCCCTTTTATTGCGATGAGGTTCTTCCCGGTGATACGTTTCAGATAGATACATCTAAACTTGTTCGCTTGCAGACTCTTGTTACTCCTGTGATGGATAATATTTATCTCGATACGTATTATTTTTTCGTTCCTTGTCGTCTGGTATGGGAGCATTGGCGAGAGCTTATGGGTGAAAATACTTCTGCCCCTTGGTTCCCTGATGTTGAGTATTCTGTTCCGCAGGTTACTTCTCCGCTTCCTTCCGCCGGCGGTAGTTCTGAATCCGGCTGGGCTGAAGGTACTATAGCTGATTATATGGGAATTCCTCCCGGAGTTAGTGGTCTTTCTATTTCGGCGCTTCCTTTTAGGGCTTATGCTTTGATATACAATGAGTGGTTTCGTGATGAGAATCTTCAGACTCCTCAGTCTGTTCC